TATTAGTAGTAAATCCAACATCATAATTTCTTGAAACTATTGTCCCAGAGGTTGTGAAACTACTAGAATACGTTTTTAGATACAATTTTCCATTAGGATTTTCATTAAACTGTGTATTGCCCACTAAATAATAGGAAGATCCTAAATCACTGTTGTTTCGCGACCATGACACATTATTAGAACCATCGCAAGTTCCTTCTGGAACTATTTGGGCCCAATAAACTGTACCGGCAACTAAACGCGGATACGGTGCTGATAGTGAAAATGAAAACGCCGCTCCTGGAAATGTAGTGCTCATTGCAGTAGGACTTATAGAAACTGAAGAAATTAAAGTCCCGGGAAAACCGCCATTATCTGATAATACTTTAAACGTGTAATTTCCAGGGCTGCCTACTTTATAGGCTCCAATATCAACACTAGTGAAACGATACGTCAATCCAGCAGTAAACTGAGTTGCTTGATAATAATTTCCAGAGCAACCGTTGGATCCGGAAACAGTTGTATTTATAGCTGTGGCTTTAGTGTCTCTTAAATTCCCTGTGGAAGAAAATGACAACGACAATTGACCTGTGGAACCAAGGCCTGTAGTTGTATTACTCAATGATCCATTATTAAAATCAGTCGAATCATTATCACTTTGACTAGCCGCAACCATTGTGGACAAAATAACTGATCCTGGAATTATTGTTGTACTTAAAGAACCAGATGGATTTTGAGTATTAGACTCCCAATCACTTTGTGAAGTTTGTGTATACGACCTCTGATTAAATCCACTTAGCAAAGCAGGTGAAATTAAATCATGAATCTTTTTTGATACTATTACTGGAAATACGCCGTCAAATATCTCAACACCTCGTAAACTAACGTATAACAATCCACCAGCATATGGCTGTATACTACCTGCATCTATGCAACCGGATTCCGACGTTATGACTCTAACTTGAAAATCATCTTGATCAAATCCATACAAAGCGTATATAGACTTATTTTTAAATAGATAAATGGCATCGTTTAACCCAGCAAACATTCCTGTGATTCCATCACTCTTATCATTTAAACCTACTACGTAGGTTATAGGATCTGTAGCAAGTGATCCTGTAGTCCAATTTGTTCCATCGAGATACGCTGACGCTGCAAGATCATTTTGATTAGGATTTGCTTTTCCAGATACCCAAAGTCTTCCCTTATACTCAACAATTAATGAGCCTTTAGGAGAATTGGCAACATAAGTAACGCCACCAGTCCCAGTCCAGTAATACACGCCTTGAACTTGATCAACAAAATATATTCTGCCTTCTGCATTAGCAGCTCCAACTAGACTCTGCACCGGAGTTGGAACTGTAGCTATTACAACAGAAAATACGCCGTCACCACTAGAGGCTATTATTGAACTTGAGGTTAAAACTACAATCCAATTATTATTCCCAGAATCAGTAAAGGTCCATCCATTTGTAAACGCAAATGAACCTGTAGACCCATATGTAGTAAAACCTTGTCTTTTTACTACAGCATTATCTTCATCGAAATAAACATTTAGAGCTTGCTGAACTTCGTTATCAGCTATTGATAGAGAAGAATATCTTGAATTTAACCCACCATTAAAATTAGTGATGGAAAAAAATCTTTCTCCCTCACCAAATAAAAGAGAAGTTAATAATATGAATGGTAAAACAACAAGTTTTTTCATTATTTGCGTTGGCCTACAAATCCTGGATTGAAATCAGGCATAGATGTCGTGCCTTTTCTCATAATCTCAACAGCAGCAGCCCATTCTTGATAATACGAAGTTGCTAGTGCATCTTCTTCTAGAGCGCGACACGCCCTATAAGAAACATAATATACCAGTGCTGTATGATACGGTTTAAGACTTGACCATCCGTTCCACGGTGTTTCGCTAGTACTTGTTAACTCAATTGGCTGCTTAATATAATAAACAGTCAATGATGTAATTGTAAGACTTCTTGGTGCTGGAACTAATCCAATGAGAGTACTAGTGGTTCTATACAAATAATACTTTTGCGGAGTTGAACCTGAAGAAGAAGACCAACCTGGAGTATTTGCATCTAATTGACTTAAACTTGTCTGCTCAAGTTTTTGCCCATTGAATAATACTCTATCTGTTGATAAAAAATCTGCAGGTAATGCGTATTCTGTGGTTCCTGATGCAAGAGTAAGTGTTATTCTGTCTTGCAATAACCAACCAAGAATGTTGGCTTCTCGTTGACCATCATTCAAAAATCCTAGAAGATCTGAATCTGAGAATGCTTGACGATTACCTGAAGTGGCTTGATCTGCTATATTAATTCTAACACGCGTTAAAATTTCAGCAGCAGTCATCCCATGGGAGGGAGATACAATAGTAAACAACAGTCCTAAAAATAGGACAATTTTTATCTTACGCATATTGTTCTCCCTCCCGCGCATGAAATGAGGAGATCATAATTGACCTCCTGGTTTAATCCATTATTGCTAAAACACCTGCACCGCTACCAGCGGACTTAGAAGACATTGCTCTAGCTACTCCGGAACCAACTGTTAAACTAACATCTGACCAAGCATAACCAGCAGAAGCGCCGCTAGAGATTAGTACGTCGCCGATATTAACAGCACCAGATGCAAGTACAACAGCGTACCCACCGCCTCTAGGAACCATCCAGCCTTTTGCACCGCTAGCTATTGATTCAGCAGCTACACCCACTACATTTAGTAAGTCCAGTGTAGCAGGGGCACCCATAACATACGCGGTTCCAGTGTTAGATGATATTAACAGCTGGCCTTGTATTACAGCACTACCAACGTTATAAACTGGGACCCAATTACCAAAATTAGATCCAGTTGTAGTTGTTGGCAATGTAACAGACGCGCCTGTACCGGAATCACCTTGTTTAACTGGCCCGTCAATTATGGCGTAATCATCTACTTGAATACCACCAGCTAATTCCAATGAACCATCAGATTGTAGCTCGTATATTTCAGTACCATCTACCAAGAATTTTTGGTACGTGTACACAGCACAAACAATGGCAGGTGCGAACAATAGGGCAATGCCTAAGTTCCAATACTTTTTAAACCTACTCATTTAAACCTCCCTTACTTATCAGGTCTAATAGAATCCAAACTTTGAGCCCAAGGGTCATGAGGCTCAAGTCGCTTCTTAAGGTTTTGCCATTCAAACAACTTAGCATCATGCAGTCTATGAAACCGCAGATTCTTTTGAACCGCCCTATCAGATTCTTCAGTTCCAGTTTTAGCCCACATTTCATTTTTAGTAGGCATATCTTTCAAGAACTGATTCTCTAATTCCTTAATCCGCGCTACTAGCGCATCTTTCTCTGGACCTTTCGCTATTAGAGCTTCATCCTTAGCAAGGACTTCTTTCTTCCTAGCGATGTCTGCCTTCATCTCAGCAACACCATTTTGACCTGATGCTTTGAGACCTTCAGGATTTGCTAGTTGTTCTTCTTGATCTTTTATCTGCTGTTCTACTGCCATACGTTCAGCAACAGATAATTTATCAACGAGTTTATTTGGATCTACTGTAGACATGATTATGACCCTCCGTGTAATTTCTTTTGTTAGTACTTCTTAGGCATTCGCACCTTGAATCCACCGCCAATCGGACCAACCAAACGAATAATACGCATATCCTGCATACTTCGCCTGAAGCGTATCGAAGTCACGATCTTTGAAGAACTGAACCGGCTCACGATCAAACCAGAGCAGGAACATCTTCATCAACTCAGAGTCAACCATCCACCATTTAGTGGAAGAGGTCAAGTAATTGTTCCAAACAACAAGCTTATACTTGCCTTGATGGAAGTTTGCATTATTCTGCGCAGTATCCACCTTACCTTTTGAGTTGATCAATTCAAACGCCTTCTCTTCAAGTTGAAGAGGCACTATGAGCATGTCAGGTTTAACAGTGATAACATTGTCACGATTCGACTTAAACTGCGTCATCGTCTGGCGAGCTGATTCAACAGCTGTAGGCGAGAACGAGTCCGTGGAGATGTTAGACTGATTAGTTCCACCAACTTTAGACGGATGCGCTGAATTACACAACGAAACACCATCACCACCAACAATAGAAGCATTGAATGAATTGTTGAAGACGCTGGCTCCATCTGTTTCACGACGCCGATAAGCAGCAAGACCAAGGGCCTGTGGACGACGATTGATCACAGAATACTGATCATTCAACACCAAGCGACGTTCAATCTTAATGCCACGAGCATACTCAAGATGGGTGTAATCAGTCTTGTATCCCTCACCAGTGTCATCATATGGAATACTACCTTGAAACGGCTCGAAGTCAGCTATGTCACCCATTTCCAAGTCATGCTCAACAGCTTTTGTAGATTCCTGCATACTATATAGGACAGGCAACATGGACTCCTGCCTATTGAACACATCTGCGAAGACCTTGCGCAAACCCGGTTCAAGTAGGTTTGGCCAATTTTCTTGAATCATTGTCATTTTATTTCCTCCCTATTAACCGTTAATACCAAACGCGTGATCAGTAGCTACGATATCCGAAAATATCTTAGCAGACGTCAACGTCAAACCAGAATGTTTAGTAGGATCCAACGGTTGAAACGGCACACCATTAGCTTTAACATAATTTTGAATGATACGAGCTTTTCCTGTTCCAGCAGCTGCAGCTTGATTCAACTTAGTAGACGTTGAATTTAGCGTCGTAGTTGCATGGAAAAGTGGCGTTATTTTCTGAACAGTCGTTGAAGTTGTCCAACCAGACGCGGATTTAGTTGTGCAAGAACCAGAAGCTGATGCAACTAAATACTGCAGTTGGCCATCGCTACCAAACAACCACCCACCATCAATATCATCTTCAAGAGATGTAATAGTGACAGTGGTGGAAGAAACACCTGCAACAGCAATAGCACCTGTGTCCCACTCAGCGAGTAGAACAGCGAAAGGATTGATTAAAACCTTTCGTGGCGTATAAGCTGTGCCATCTTGTTTTGAATCAGCACCCGCAGCAACTGCAGCATGCAATTCACCAAGAAGGCCGAGAACAGCCGCAAGACCTGTAGGTGCAAGAATGGCAAATCCCTGGTTAGTACCTGGAGTAGCTCCTTTAGCAACTAGAGCGCCTTCAAGCATTGCGGAAGCATTTCCGTAAACAGGAATATCCATGTACATTTGCTGCGCGCCTGATAAGTCATAGTGGAACTTCATAGAAGTCCCTCCTTTGTATAGAATTAATGTTTAAGTGCTATTGCAAGAGGTGCTAGTGTAGGTGTGCTATTGGTAGGTACTATTGAGGTGAGGCAAACTATCTATTAGACATGTCTTTACTATTTGTGTCAAATACTCTGCTCTCCTTGCCTTTTGGGTTATAAGTCCCGCAAAAACGACAGCCACCTACGATAGTAGGTTCTTTTATCGTTCTAGAGGAATCGGAAAAGGCTGATATTCCTTGAAGATGAATAGGTAAATTACTTTGCACATTAGCTATAGAGACAACAAGATCGCTAATGACGATCCCAGGGGAATCTTGACTATCGCCATGAATGTCTGAATTTAAACGAAATGGAAATCCGCATTGTGCGCAATAAATTTTATCATCTTTTGTATCACCAGGTTTTGGTGTAGCAAATCTACGAAAAAATTTTCCAGATCCACCGGTTTCTGTTGGATGTACACTATTCACTAAGCAGCAGCTCCTTTCAAACGGCTAACGATTTTTGTAGTTTTAGCTTTGGCGTAATCTCCTTCTGACACGCCCATTTTTGCTGCAACAACTTTTTCATCATCAGTTAATTGACTTCCATTGGCATTTGATTTTTGACCACTTTCAAGACTTTGAACTGATCCTTTATTTGTTTCCACAATTGTTCTCCCTTCAATTTTTGGATTGTCATTAGGTTTATCACTTGCATTAGGATCAGCTTTCCTAGCCTTTGCAATTTTATCAGCCTGAATACCTAGCGACATATAATACACTTTTTGAAGAAGAACCTTGTCTCCACGCGATTCAACATCATACTGTTTGAGTTCTTCCTTCATTATTTTCTCAACAGCAGGATCTATATTACCGCCTATTTCTTTTTCAAACTCATTCCATGTTACTTTTTCTTGCAATTCGGCAGTTTTCTTATTGCTGGCATTTAAAGAAGCGGCTTGCATCTGCTCAACAACGTCTAGTTGTGCATCTGAAAATCCGGTCTTTTCTTTTAAAGCAGCACGAATTTCTGCTCTAGTAGGAACGGGATTATTTTTAGTGGTTAGTGCTTCTTTGACCTCTTTTAGCGCATTAACAACATCCTGATTTCCGCTTTTATTTTCATTTGTTTTTTCTTCAGCAGCTTTTTCTTCTACTGCTTTTTGTTCCTCTTCTTTTTTTACTGCTTCAGCCACTGGATCAGACATTGCTATTCTCCTTGTCAAGTGCTTTTAATTTTGCTACTTCTTCTCTTGCTTCAACTGCTTTTTGAACTAGAGACTGAGGATAGTTTATGGCATTCTCAATCTGTTCTTTTCGTAATTGATGCTGTGCTAATACTTCTGCTAACCGCATTTTCTTAAAAAACGAT